GCCCCGCCACTGTCATGTACCCGCCTGTTGAATCCCAAGTCGCCATTCTAATACCCTCCTTACGGGTTCATTGCTGCCATTCGTCGTGCAGTAATCATTCTTCTAAAATGCTCTAGCATCTCTCTCTTTTTCTGAGATTGTCCGGCTCCTGGGAGATTGTTCGGAGCACCCATTGGCCATGTTCCATCTACGTTAGGGGATTGCGGTGGTGGCCCCATTTGCGGCATTTGTGGTCCTCCCATTGACGGTAGCCCAAAATCTCCCTTCTGCGGCAACCCGAACTCACTCCTCCCGCCCATCTGCGGTGGTGGTCCCATTTGCGTGGGCAAGGCGCGTGGTCCTCCCATTTGCGGTTGTGGCTGCTGCGTCCATGGTGGTGGGGGGCTCGATGATTCAGTGAGTGCTTGAGGCGGCCCGTATCGAGGCGGCACCTGCATATCGGCACCTGGGTACTGAAAGGCTCCCCACTTATCTGCCATCCGATTAAATGAGTCATTCCACCATTTTTCTATGGGGGTTGTAACCATCACATAACCTCGTATTCATTTAAGTTGATTTGAGTCCCATCGTCAGCATGAACGTAATGAGGGTCCTTTTCTTCTGCTTCTTGCTTTTCTTGACTGTAAGCATCTTTTAGCATCTCCAACTGAACCTCATGCTGACTTTCGAGCGCTACTGCATTAACCCGCTCTTCAAGGCTTGTGGACTTAAGAGTGTCAATCGTGTGCCGTAGAAGTTCCATCATGTCATCCCGATGCTCCGTTGCCACATCCCGCACATCTCGGGAGAACTTAATCGAAGAATAGAACATAAATCCAATGCAGGTCATCATAAAGACCAGGGCAGCGATTTCTCTCATAATTAAATAATCCATAATTCCTCAGTTATAATCAAAAGGGTCCAACTCTCCGTCGTCACCCATTTCCTGGTGGATTTTAAGCCACTCCCCTTTGTACTGCTGTGCGATATCGACCGGTTCTACTTTTTTCGTTTCGACAAATTCTATTACTTGCGATGTTAACGCAACACTCGCTCCAATGACAAGCGACATAACCCTATCATCATGCGAGCCACCCACCCCGCGATACCTTGTGGTTAGCCCACTTTGGGTCCTCTCTTGCTCAAACGCCACCATTTCGGTGATAGTCGCTTCGCAAGGGACTTCAATCGCTCTATCCTTCACAAATTGCTGGAGCGCTGCTACCATGAACGGTTTGGTACGCATGTTTGTCTCGACACCGAACCGAGAATCCATACTGTGCTCTGCCTGCGCGTGATTTGCTTCATCGCGGAACAGGTTCCAATAGCAATAATCCTGCCTCATGCGGAGCATTACTGCTTCACCATAGCCACCCGTTAATTCGATAGCTACTAATGCAGAATTATAGTGGACACCAAGTTTAAATACCTCGTAAGCGTAATCTAGTGGATTTATCCACCCATGATACTGCGCTACTAGCCTTAATCGTGGAGATATTCCGCTTCGATAGTACTCCAGCACTGAGGCACATGACGCATCACCCCCGGCAAGACCTTTAGCGGTATCTACTGCGATGATATATTGGCAACCGGGGACAGGGGGATACCAAACTCTAAGCGGTCCTTCGTCATCCGGGGCAAAATCAATCAGGGTTGTCTCGGATATCTCAAATGCAGAGGTATCATCATAGACACGCAGGTTTCCTCTTACTGCGCCGATGGCTTCTTCGCGCATTTCAGCCAAAACCTTTCGGTCAAAGACTGGATTCTTCGCAAGTGGGGCAGGACGACCGTAAACCCGCGACTCAATCTCGAATTCGTCCATAATCTTCATGGTCATTCGGATTTTTTCGTGCGGAATGAGTCCAGCCTCGAACTGATCTATCTCATGCAAGCTTACGAACTGCGCTGAGTCTGGATTTTCCGGGTCCACCCTGTTGGCAGGTGCTCCCTCAAGGTGAAGCTTCGTTAGTCGCTGATGCTCCCACGCTTCGTGACCGTGCAACGGAGTCCCGGTGACGATAAGGCAGGCCGCCGGTCCCGCAGTTTGCGTTCGCTGAATCGCCTCATTGAAGAAATCCTCTCCAATATGCTCATCGAAGTGCCCCATGATGTATGCAGCACCCTGCAACACTTCCCAACCTTCCATATCGCTGAATAGGCGAATTGTAGATTTCTTGTGCTTGCATGTGCCTGCATTGCCAGCGTTGGCGCACTGAGAGCAGGCCAAAGTAATTACGTGCCTGCGTTCATCGTATCTGTTGAACCATTTCCCGCCAGGAGGGAACATGGGGGAGAGGTGGTTCCCCTCTTCGCCTTTTAAAAATTTCGCCTCAAATACCGCAGGGCAATATTTGCTGAAGTTTACTCCGACAATAAAGGTGGCGTGAGCCCCATCGGGGAAATGCCTCCATCGGTGCTGGTTGGTCCCAATGAAATAGTGCTCTGCGTAGCCGCTCTGGGTCTTGGATGTTCGGTTTCCCGACCGGAAGTAACGAACAAATGCAGGACTTGAGTGAAATTCGTGGGATGCCCGATTCGCCGGTTGATAGAGAATCATGGGGTCGGCTTCCACAATCTTGGAGAACTCATCCCTTAACCTGCGCCAGGTCTTGGCCCAGTCCATCAGCCAAGGGATCTCATCCTTTGTCCGGGGGGACCACTCCTTAACTGCGTCGGCAACGGCAGCACTGTACTCCAAAAAGCCAGGGTAGTCCTGTAGGGCAGGTTTAAGTCCAGCCCCCCGGAGAATCTCAGAAGCTTTCGCCAATGCCTCGTGCTCGTCCATTAGGTTCCTACAATCAGCACTTCACACTCAGGAGTCCCGCTTGCCGAAGTCAGCGTCAAGTTCCCTGTGTAAACAAAGTCGGGTGTCACAAGGATGCCTCCAGCAGGGATAACCACATCAACATTGACATCCCCGGCGGTATCGAATTGAGCAGTAACCGCAATAGCCGTGTCATTGTTCTGGATGGCAATAAGTGTCACCCCACCGGAGAACATATCCGTGGTGACTATCTCGCCGTTGTCATCGCAGTTCACTTCAAAGTGAAGGTACTCGTCAGGGGTCAGAGTCACCGGGTCTGGGCTAAAGGTCGCTTTAGGCCCCGAGTAATCCGAGTTTTTTGAATAGACCGCTTTAACTGCGAGCTTAAAATAATCAGTTGCCATCTCAATCCTCCGATTATGAGTGTGGGGCTATTCCCAATGGGGGGAGGGGAGAATATTTAATTCTTATTAAAATAACCCCACACCTCTTTATCGCATCTTCGCTTTTTTCTTCCCAAAATCCAAGAGGTTCTCTAGCACTTCCTCATTAATCTTAGGAGTCTTGTCAGCTAGCTTATCTTTGCCCGTTAGAAGACCATACACCTTGGCTTCTAATTCGGCCCACCTGAGCTTATCCTTGTCGGGGGTAATGGAACCTACCCTTATCCCTTCGAGGACTGCCTTGAGTCCTTCTGCGCGGTCTGCGTCGGTCTTATTGGGCAGGGTTCGGACATCACAGACCACCCACCCCCTGTTCGCCAAGGCAGCGTCCTGATCTTGATTTATGCTGTAGTCGATATAAAGGCGCTTGGGCTCTTTGTCTTTTGGAGCATTGGGCCAAGTATAAGCTAACTCTTCACCGGTCATTAGGTACCCCCACACGTTTGGACAAACTGGCAGATGGCAATAGAAATTGCCGATGCAACCAGCCACTCGTTCAGAGTTATGCCCCACCTCTGTCGCATTTCCCGACCCCACCCGAAACCCTGTCAAGAAAAATCGCCTATAGGCGCAGGGGCTAAACCCCTGATTATGTGTACCCCGTATAATTATTTCGCACAAGGGCATTGCAAAGTACATCGGGTTTCAGTACGTTCTTTTTATCCCCTTCAGACATGTTACCCGGCGTCACTCCTCACCCGGCTCCTTCGTCGCCATCGTTCGTCGCTCCTGCTCTATAGTCGTTCAAATTTCTAGTCGTGTTCAAGACACGCTGAATGTGGGGCGATGGGACCCATGACTCGGCGCGTTATCGTACCCCCACCTACACCCTGAATGGTCATTCATTATACAGTTGTCCTCCCAATATATCTGATAATGAGCCATTATATTTGATGAATGGCTATTCACATTGCTTGTCCTCCCACATTGTGCAAATGCAGTGCGTTAAATAAAAAACTACACCGTATACGTGGGTCCGCGCCTTCCCTACATATCCCACTCAAATCCCCTATCAATCAACGGGTAGGGATACCACGGTAATCAACCCACACTTGCCTACCTTGCCCACACTGTGCTCTCATTCAGCATACCGCCTCATTGACAGCATACGCTTGCCCACATTTGCCTACCATGATTTCGGGGTAGTTATTCGAGCACATGCGCCCACACCATATCGAAAATAATTACAATTTTTATTACCTAGTGATATCAACGTGTTACATGTAAGAATTGCTATTTTTGGGGATTATTCGCCTGTAGAACAAGTCCAGGGGGTTGGCATGTCCTGCAAAGTAGTTCATACTCAGATTGTTGGTGAAAATATCATCGACGAGGGAACACGACGAACCCTAGCGATTACGCGGCGCCTATTGCAGGTGGCACAACCAGTTACCGGATAAACTAGATTGCGATTCTAGGTTGGTGACAGTCGGAAGTAACTCTCCTGAGTACTACGAACCAATTGATTAGACTGTTAATCAAATCATGCGGTTGCAAGGCTTTTGCCTTCTCGGAGTTGGTGGTTGGAACGGATATCACCTCGGAGTTAATTTGGGATAACTACCCTGTATGACGAGCCTACTCCCCACAAGGGACTTTCAATCCGGTAGGCTATTGGAGAAAAGGACCACCAAGGGACTCTAGGTAGTGTTTCAAATCACTTTGAAACTCAATCGTTTACAGCTAACAACTCAGATTGAGTCAATCAGCTAGAATCACCCCATTGGTTATGAATTGCCCTGAGATAGAGGTGTATATGGTCCTAGGAGGAGTT